AACCGCCCAGTCAAGATTTACTAAGTCGATAAGCGCCTCGGCCGGTGCGCAAAACTGGCTGCTTTTTCATGGAAACCAACCATGCTTGAATTTGCAGAAGCAGTGCTTCGTGAGATCAGATCTCTTAGAGAAAGCTCGGAACAAATCGTCCTAAATGGAACGATCGCCGACATGGAGCGGTATCGCTTCATGATGGGTCGCCTTGAAGGATTGAAGCTGGTTGAGGATTCCGTAAAGCGACTACTGAAGTCTCGAACGGATGACGACGGCTTTTTGATCTAAAGGAGAACCAACGTGAATGCGATAGTTAAAGAGCCCACGGCTTTAGAGAAGAAGTGGGCGGAAGAGGCCGCAGCGCATGTTCCATCCCTGGAAGATGCCTACACGGCCGAAGGGCTCAAGCCCGACAAGCTCCATGCGGCGGTACTCAACCGCATCCCCACCCCGACCGGGTGGCGCATTGCGATCCTGCCCTACCGGGGTGCGGAGAAGACCAAGGGTGGCATTGCCTTGGCCGAAGAGACCCAGCGCAAGCAGCAGGTTTCGACGGTGTGTGGCTATGTCCTCAAGGTTGGGCCTATCGCCTATGGCGATGAGGTCAAGTTCCCGACCGGCCCGTGGTGCAAGGAGGGGGATTGGATCATCTTCGGCCGCTATGCCGGCGCGCGGATCCCGATCGATGGCGGGGAGATTCGTTTGATTAACGACGATGAGGTCTTGGGGATCGTTGCCGATCCTGAAGACGTCCTTCACATGTGGTAAGGAGATCCGAGATGAACGAACAGTTGGAATTTAACGTCGGCGAGGGCGAGCAGCCCGCGACCGTACAGGTGCCCGTTGAGGAGGAGGCCCCAAGGCTGCCTCTGGTGACGGAAGAGGAGCCGCGGCAGGCTCGTAAGGAAGAGGAGCTGGACCAGTACAGCGAGGGGGTGCAGAAGCGCATCAACAAGCTGACGGCCCGGCTTCGCGAGACCCAGCGCCGTGAGCAGGCGGCCTTGGAGTATGCCAAGCAGGTGCAGGCCCGGGCTCAGGAGCTCGAGCAGCAGTATGTCCGTACGGACGAGGAGCGGCTGGTTGAGGCCAAGAGCCGGGTTGAGACGCAGGCGGTGGCCCTCAAGCAGATCATCCGCAAGGCCCGTGAGGAAGGTGACATTGACACCGAAACCGAGGCCCAGCAGCGGTTGACCGCCCTGACGATGGAGCAGGGGCAGCTAGACTCTGCCACGGCCCAGCGCCAGGCCTACTTGCAACAGCAGCAGTATGCCGCCCAGCAGGCGGCTTATCAGGCCCAGCAGCCCGCCCAGCAGCAGCAGGTGGACCCGCGAGTGGAGGAGTGGGCGGAAAAGAACAAGTGGTATGGCCGGGACAACGTCATGACCCATGCCGCCTGGGGTATTCACCGCCAGTTGATCCAAGTTGAGGGATTTGACCCTAGCTCGGATGAGTACTATGATGAACTTGACAAACGTATTCGAGACGCCTTTCCCCAGAAGTTTGGGGACGGCGGGGCGAGCACGCAGAGCAGGGCCCGTAACGTGCAACCGGTTGCGCCTGCCTCCCGATCCTCCGGGATCAACAACACAGCACGCCGCACTGTCAAATTGACCCCAAGTCAAGTGGCAATTGCTAAAAAGCTGGGTGTTCCTCTCGAGGAATACGCCAAGTACGTGAAGGAGTAACACATGTCGGACGTCAAATTGCCTTCTCTGAACCGCGCTTCGCGCGAGACCGAATCTCGTACGAAGACCGCGCGACGCCGTCCGTGGGCACCTCCTTCTCGGCTTGATGCGCCACCAGCTCCTATGGGATACAAGCATCGTTGGATTCGGGCTTCGGCAGGCGGGGTGGAAGACCGCACGAACATTGCAGGTCGTCTCCGTGAGGGGTACGAGCTGGTTCGTGGAGACGAGTACCCTGACTTTCCGGTCTCAACGACGGATGATGGCCGACACGCTGGTGTGATCAGCGTGGGAGGTCTGCTTCTGGCACGTATCCCGGAAGAGACGGTTGAAGAGCGCAACAAGTATTACCGCGAACGAGCGAACAACCAAATGCAGGCTGCGGACAACGAGCTCATGAAGAGCAATGCTCATGGAAGCATGCAGATTGAGCGACCGACCCGTAGGTCTCGCGTTTCATTCGGCGGCTCTAAAAAAGCCAGTGAATAACTTTTTTTGAGGATAATCAAATGGCAAATGTAGACAAAGCCTTTGGTCTCCGTCCTCTCGGCAATCTGTCTGCGACTGGTGCTCAGAAGCAGTACGGATACGAGATTGTGGACAACCAGAGTGGGGCGATCTACCAGGGCGACCTGGTGACGATCGTCAATGGCTATGTCGTTAAGTTTCTCCCGGGGACGCATGCTGCGGCTCTCGGAGTGTTTAACGGCTGCTTCTATATCGATCCGACGACCGGCAAGCCGACCTGGAAGAACTTCTATCCGGGCAGCGTCAACATCACCTCGGGCAAGATTGTTGCCGACGTGATCGACGATCCGAGCCAGTTGTTCATCATCCAGGCGGATGAGGACATTGAGCAGGCTGATATCGGCAAGAACGCCGATGTCGTTGGGACGGGCGGAAGCTCCACCACGGGTGTTTCTTCGATGGAACTGGATTCGTCCACCATCGCGGATACAGCGGCACTGAACCTGAAGATCGTTGGCCTCTGGAATGTTCCGGGCAACGCTCTTGGGGACTTTGCTGTGGTCGTTGTGAAAATCAACGAGCACCTGTATGGCAGCAGCGGCGTCAAGGCCGTAACCTGATTATAGGGGCATAAAGACATGGCAATTTCACGTGCACAACTTGTTAAGGAGCTCGAGCCGGGTTTGAACGCCCTGTTCGGCCTCGAGTACAAGAACTACGAGAACGAGCACGCCGAGATCTACTCGGTCGAGAGCTCTGATCGTGCGTTCGAGGAAGAGGTGATGGAGTCCGGCTTTGCCGAGGCTCCGGTGAAGTCTGAAGGCGCTGGCGTCGCGTACGACCAGGCGCAGGAAGTCTACACCGCTCGCTACACCCACGAGACGATCGCTCTGGCGTTCTCGCTCACCGAAGAAGCCGTTGAGGACAACCTCTACGACCGACTCGCTGCGCGTTACACCAAGGCGCTCGCCCGTTCGATGGCGCAGACCAAGCAGATCAAGGCCGCTGACGTGCTTAACGGCGCGTTCACGACCTCGACTGGTGGTGACGGCAAGCCGCTTTGCGCGACGGACCACCCGACCCTGTCGGGCCCGGACCTCGCCAACGAGCTGGCCGTTTCGGCTGACCTAAGCGAGACCTCCCTTGAGCAGGCTCTGATCGACATCGCCAAGTTCACCGATGAGCGTGGCCTGAAGATCGCTGTTCAGGGCCTCAAGCTCATCATCCCGAAGGAACTCATGTTTACGGCTGACCGTATCCTCAAGTCGACCCTCCGTGTCGGCACTGCGGATAACGACATCAACGCCGTGAAGAACATGGGCATGGTGCCGCAGGGCTACACCGTGAACCACTTCCTGACCGACCCGGACGCCTGGTTTATCAAAACCGACGCCCCGAACGGCATGAAGATGTTCCAGCGTGTTGCCATCAAGACTGGTTTCGAGGGCGACTTCGACACCGGCAACGTGCGGTACAAGGCTCGCGAGCGCTATAGCTTCGGCTTCAGCGACCCGCGGGGCATCTTCGGCTCGCCCGGCGCTGCCTAATAGCGGCAAACAGGAGGGGGTCGAAAGACCCCCTTCTTTTATTGGATTTCCTGACGTATAGTTGAGCTGTTCCGGGGCAATCCAGGTACGTCTGACAGACCCGGCTGACGACATGCAGACAGCCGTACCTAACTCGCATGTGAGGACAACATGGCTGTTACGCATTTTTCTGGCCCGCTTCAGTACTCGGGCAAGGGCACCGTCACGGGCGCCTGGGGCACCGATCTCACCATTTCCGCAAACCCGGCCGTCGTCTCGTACTTGGACGACTTTCTCGGCGTTGCGCTTGACAGCACCAACGACTGGACCGTGGTCAAGGATTCGGGAGCCTCTGCCGGCATTGTTGCCGACACGGTCAATGGGCTCCTTGCGCTGACCTCGGCTGCTACGACGGACGACGACGGCGCGTCAATTCAAGGCAACGAGGTCTACAAGGCCGCTGCCGATAAGGTGGTGTGGTTTGAGACCCGCCTCCAGTGCAACGACGCCGATCAGACCGACATTTGCGTCGGGCTCACCGTTAACTTTGCGACCAACCCGGAAGCCATGTTGACGGCTGCCGATCGCATCGTGTTC